GGATGTTTTGTTCCCTCAATGTGAAACATCTCATCAAAGTTCTTTCCAGTAAAGACATTCTCAATCTCAGACTTGAATGTATAACTTAGAGACTGAAGTCTCTTCTTCCAGTCTGTGTAGTTTTGTTCTCCATTTCTGACGATTTCTCCAATCCAAAGAGACTGTGGATCATCACAACTGACAAAATTACTAACAAAAAACTCAACCACTTCTGCATCATCTTTCTGCCTGCTCAATTTTTCAAAGAAATATCTGTCACGTCTTTTGTAAAAACTTTCTAAAGAAGCACGTGACTTACCACCATACCTATGGTAGTCATACTTTTCTTTTGTAAAGTGGTTTTTTAAACCAAGATAAGATTTGTAGGCATCAAAAGGAGTCACCTTGGGAATCATAATGGGAGTTTAGCATGACTAGTTTTCTTGAGGAGGTTAAGTTCCATAGCCTCACACTTCAATTTTTCTTTCAGGGGTTTGGACATCAACTTGGGAACTGATTCAATGTCCACACTATTCTTCTCACAGAAGAATACAATTGCATCAATGTATGACATGTCTTTATTGTCATGCGCAATCTTCTCTATCTCCTCAGCAAATTTCTTTGAAGAGTAAAACTTATTTTCAATAAGTTTATTGATACTGTCTTCAGTTGACTGAGGCATAATCATGCAATTTATATTCAACAAACTCTCTAATATATTTTGAGAGTAAATTGATGTACTTTCTCTTGTCATATTCTTCATAAACTTCAACCTCGCCATTTTCACATGACATAATAATTACAAACTTCTTCACCATTATACCAGTCATCTCATATAACATGCAACCATAAGCTGCACATTGTACAAAGTGACTATCAATCCATTGTCTTGGTTTAGGTTTCTTTGCTGTCTTGAAGTCAATGATAGCAAGTTCACCCTCATACTCAGCGATACAATCCACACTACCTGCAACACCTAGTTGATAACTGAACAATGATTGCTCAATTGCATGTACATTATCTATCTTGTCCAGTGTAGGTTTTGCCTGGGCAAAAAGGTATTGTGAAAGTGGTTGGACTGTAGGTAATGGCTTGTTGCAAAGATGATGCTCAGCCAGAGTATGCATGTCTGTGCCCCTAGATGTTGCCTGTTTGGTGACTCTGTTGGCTTCTTCATTTCCTACCTTTGCCCTCCACTCTCTAAAGATCTCACGTTGGTAATGACTAATAATAGAGGTAATAGATACTAGTTTCTTCCCATTGGGAGTATCATAGTATCTAACACCATCAATAGTCTCTCTAGTGAGAGTAGGGTAATCAATTTCAACGTGATTAAACATTACATACCTAGTTCTGTTTTTGCTACAATGTATTCTTTGACCAGACCACTTCTACAAATGTCTTCTGGTCCAAACTCTACCATACCAAATGAGGGCATGTTCTTAAGAATACGAATGAAATCAATGATTCCATTCTTCTCATGGTTCTTAACCAAATCAGTTTGAGTAGCATCACCACAGAAATGAATCTTGGTGTTCTCACCTACTCTAGTAATGATTGAGTCAAGTTCATGGAAGTTCAGGTTTTGGAATTCATCAATGATGAGAATTGCATTATCAAAGGTTGTACCTCTGATGAATGATGTGCTCCAGAAACTGATTGTGCCTTGTGCTTTCAGGTTTGCATAGAGCATTTCAAAAGCATTATCATCAGGCATCTCAAACATATATTTTACCATATTCTTATAAGGAATTTGGTAGATGTCTGATTTGTCTTCATGGTCACCAGGCAGGAAACCAATCTCTCTGGTGGGTACAAGAGACCTTACAATGTAGATCTTGTCATAAGGTGTCTTTGTATCTAAGACATCTTGAAGTGCATTGTAGAGGGTGATAAAGGTCTTACCAGTGCCAGCACATCCATAGGCAACTGTGTGTTGATCTTTATCATACTCATCAAAGAACAATTGCTGATTTTCTGTGAGTGGTTCAATCTTCTTGATGTAATCAAGATTGATTGGTTTCTTCCTTTTCATAACTCTATTGCTCATTCCAAATGGCACTGGATTACCAGTACTTCCAATTCCTGTTTTAGATTTTCTTGGCATAGTGGTCTAGTCTACATCAAAGGCAGATTGAGTTGAAGATTCATAAGATCCTCTCTTTGCTAAACGTCCAGAAATACCTCCAGACTTTTCAGCTTTCTTAAGGACTTCTCCCCATCCAGGATTTTTATTGACAAGTTTATCTCTCCATTCGCCAACTTCAATTCCCATACCTGGTGAATTTTCAGGAGTAAAATATCTTTCCCAGTCAGGATTATCTTTCTTCCACTGATCCCAATCATGGATGCTCATTTTGACATCCTTTTTTTCACCAGTTTCTTTATTAAGTACAGGGTATGTTGCCATAAAGTTAACTCAGTTATGTGTTTATTTATTAAGACCAGTCAAGTGCCTGTGCAATAACAGGAAACTGCTCCACAAAAATTGCCTTACAAGCATTGGCAAGATCCATGTGTTCCTTCTGTGTGCCATTAGCAGACCTCAGATCAATGTAATGGACCCATGATCGCACTGAGCCACTCATATACATTCTTGTTGGAACACATAATGGAAGGACATTACGAGCACACTCCTTTGCCACACCTCTTTCTAACATCTGTTGATACAGTGCCATAGAAGAGTCAAATAGAGTCTGCATCTGGAGTTCCAGATTCTGTTTAACAAATGGATCAAGATCATCAGTAGAGTTCTGACGATTCTTAGTGTCCTGACGTCTCAGTTCAGGAAGAGGAATTACCCTACCAAGAAGACTGGAGTCAGCATAGCGTTGTGAGAATTCTTGATATGTGAAACTCCTATGACGTAGCACTTGAGCTGCTATTGCCCTGGTAGTTTCCAACTCAACAGTCAAGAATGCTTGCTCAAAGATGCTCCAATGCTTGTGCTTGATGCAATACTTGATAAGACCCTCAAAGGAATCATTACCCTGGTTAGAGGGGTTGCTCACTCTGGCACAGTAGGCTATATGCTTCTCTGCATCTGGAGTAACTGAGATAAGTTTTGCTGTCATTTCTTCTCTGCTTTTCTAACTTTTTTGAGTTCTTTGATTTCTGCTTTAATGAGTTGGTAAGCATCCTCTGCTGTGATCTTACCACCCATTTCCATACAGGTATAGACCTCAACTCTTGTTCCAAAGTGTTGAAGTGCTCTTTCAAATGTGTCTAGTTCTTCATACATGTTTAGTCTGGGTAACCATCATCATCATTAAACACCTCATCATAGTCTGAGAGAGGCACATCATATTGAGTATCATATTTATATGCCTGTGGGTCAGAATAAACTTCTGATTCCAACTCATCTACAATGAGTTTAAGTTTGGAGATAATCTTTTTTAGTTTATCCTTTTCCATAAAAAAATGGGAGGTTTCCCTCCCATCATAACAATATTCTGATTGTAAGTCAATCACTTAACATAGGATTGCCCTCTGTAGCAGAAGGTTCCATGCTTTTCACCATCTACCTTATGCACTTTGCACTCAACACCACGATACTTAGTAACATGGATTTGAGCATTGTGCAGGGCAGATGCAGCATCAATTTTGTTCTTAATGAGTTGAAGTGTATTCATTTTAGTACTCCTAAAGTAGTTGGATTTTTAGGTCCGTTCCTTTAGTCGTTTGCGTCCCAAGGACAATCAGGTGTTGCTTCTTGAATTACTTCAACAAGTTCCACCTTGACTTGATTATTCATATTCTCATGAGCATTGAGGCGACTAATAATATCAGCAGCATCTGTGCAATTAATATCAGAATAAAGAAATAACTCAAGCATGGGATGAACGCTCCGTTCCGCGACTTACTTGCGTCCCCTAAGGGATGAACGACAGGTCTAATATAGACCTTATGCCTTATTTAGTCAAGTTATTTTGTAAAGTGTGATACAATATTATTATGCCTTAAGCATTCCCTGCTCATTCAAATTCTGCAATAGTTCTTTAA